CTACGCACCGACGCTGCTTTACCGGTACGTACTCGATGTTCCGGCCGGTACGCTTACTCTGGCCGGAGTCGCACCGGTAGTCGGCTACACTCACCCGATTCCGGCTGGTGCGTTGGCCTTCGCTGGCCTTGCGCCCGGCCTCAGTATCGGTCCCACGGTTCCGGCCGATACACTGACGTTTGCGGGCCGCATACCGTCGCTGATTTACATATTCACCAAGTACCCGGATGTTGCCCCGCTGGTGCTGGCCGGTCAGGCACCCGGTCTGGCATTCAGGTTCGCCATCCCGGCAGCGGGCACCCTCACCTTTGCTGGTCAGGCACCCAAGGTCAGCATCGATATCATGGCCGGGCTGATTATCGATGTCGAGGGCGAGTACCAGACCGCAGTTGACGTTACTGGAGTTCAGGCGGACCAGACCATTGACTGCACCGGGAGCTATATCCCGCTTATCGATATCACGGGGGAGGGTTAAACAGTGGCTCTCGAAGTCAACATCGGTGGAGACGGCGAGTTGTTCGTCGGGGAAGACAAGGTGTTGCGGCTTGAGGTGCTCGACACCGATGGCATTCCGGTGAACATACTGGGCTGGGCCATCATATTCGACGTGAGGAAGAGCGACGATGCCGTTGCTCCGGCTATCATCAGTGCGACCGGCACTGTGACCGGCAGCTACAATGTCAGCCCGACCCTGAATGGGCAGCGGGCGCTGTTCACCCTCACTGACGACGACCTGAACTTGTTGACCGCCCGCATCTATCGCCACAGCTTCAAGCGAACTGATGCTGGGGTCGAGACGGTGTTGGCATACGGGGATCTGCATCCACAGAAAGCGACGGCACCATAATGGCTTTCACCTATCAGTCCGGGTTGGACCGGACACGGGATCAGGTGCGATTCCTGATTCAGGACACCAACGAAGCTCTGCCGCTGTTCCAAGATGAAGAGATTGATTGGATGCTGACGCAGGAGGCCAACGTCTACATGGCGGCGGCGGCACTGTGCGACATCCGGGTCACTCAGGTTGGCGGCGGCGGCAAAGGCATCAAGCGGAAAAAGGTGGGCGACCTCGACATCACATACAACGCCGATCACTACAAGGCCCTGTCCGCAACACTGAAGGCTCGAGGGATGGGACATCAGGTTCCATATGCGGGCGGCACCAGCGTCACGGACAAGACGGCGCAGAAACAGAATACGGACTGGGTGCGACCGGCAGTGCCGCGTGGCATACTGGAAAACCCACAGGCACCAAAGCCTGACCAGCCCTCGGACGGCAACGATCCATCAACGGTGAGATGAGATGGCTGTAAGCGACTGGGCAGACTTCATGCCGGAAACGGTCAACATCAAGGCCCGTACGGGCCTGTCGGTGTCGGGTGTGCCGACCTACGAATCAAGCGGCACCGACTACATGGCCCGTATCGAGTTGAAGAACCGGCTGGTCATTTCGTTCGATGGGCGAGAGGTGATGGCGCGTGGCCGGGTTTACCTTGGCACCGTGGACAACATAGCCATCACGTCGAAGCTGACGTTGCCAGCCGTGTATGTTCCGGTGTCGCCCCCCATCATCGCGGTGAACATCGCCGCTGATGAGAGTGGCACACATCACGTCGTTCTGGAGATAGGCTAGTGGCTGTATTCAAAGCCCCGATGCAGGCCGTCGATAGGGCGGCACTTGCCAAGGTTATGGCCAAGCGCGAGGCCACCGTCGATTTTTCCAGCGGTGGTGCGGATGCGGCCATATCAATCACCATGTCTGGTCTGCAGTCACTGATGGACACCATATCGGAGATGTCGAAGTACGCCATCGATGCAGCCGGTACGGAAATGAGCAAGATACTGGAAGAGGTGATTGAGGATTCACGCGCCAACTACGTTCCATACAAGGACGGGTACCTGAGGGATTCGGCCGGTTGGGATGAGTGGAGCGACGTCAAAAATTCAGCCAAGGACCTGATAGAGTTGCGTATGTGGTTTGGTTCGCCATTATCAGCGTCACAAGCCCGTCAGGCTGACAAAATATGGATGACCCACGGGCTGAAGGTGCCCGACCCAAGCGCATACGCGGAGGACCAGCACGAGAACTTGAGCTACCACCACCCCAACGTCGGTGTGGTGTCCAATCCTCAGGCCAAATACCTTGAGAAGCCGTTCAACATCATGGAGCCAAAGATTCTGGGCCGTCTTTCCAACGCTATCAGCGTGGCGTGGGGCGGTTCACTGTCGTCCGACGACATCATTTCGGAAGTGTCAGGCACTACACCGCTTGATCCAGTGGCGGCACGCATCGAATCCGCACCGAAATACCCGGGCTACGGGAGTAAGAGGAAGTAATGGTACTACCTGAACTCATCAGCTGGCTCGAATCGGACGGTTATGGCACCGGAGGTGTGAACTTGTTCTATGGCATCGAGCCGCACGAACCCAACTCCATGACATGCTTGCACGAATACTCCAGCCTACCGATAGAGGTGGTGCTCGGTAGCAATCAAGTCAATCAGGAGATTGTAATGGTGCAGGCTGTGGTGCGCGGCGAACCCAACATCTACGATGCACCACGACTGAAGATCAACCAGCTGGTCGCGTCGTTTACCAAGATTGGTGAGGTCGATATACTCGGGGTGCGCTACCACGCGATGATCGCTCAGCAGTCGCCGTTCATGGTGTCACCGGACGACAATTTCCGGAACACATTCAAGGTCAACTTTCGGGTGTGGAAAGACCCGAGCACAACATAAGGGGCAGTGATGGCAAACGACTACACAACGTGCAAGACCTGCAACCGTTCGGTGATGTCGTCCGATGTGGATGAGTGGGGCAACTGCGTGTTCTGCAAGTCGGCATCGGCAGCACCCACCAACAAGGCAACAGAGAAGGAATGGGCTGACCTTGGCCGCACCCGCGACAAGGACGAGAAGGAGCCGGTCAAGTGAAGATTCTGTTCGTGAATGCCGCCGTGGGCATGTCCATATCGGACGTGGCGCGTGGCTACCGCAACGCCCTGCTGAATCAGGGGCACGAGATAGCGGATTACGACATGCAGCGGCGGATGGCATACCACAGCCGGGCCCTGCCGCCTGAGGTTGCAACGCGACCGGAAGTGCTTGGCCGGTTCGCGTCCGAAACCATCGTGACTGAAGCGATGACCCATCAGGTGGACTATGTGGTCATCATCTCCGGCTTGTGCGTCCACCCAATCGCACTGTGGTTGTTGGGTAAGATTGGCATTCCCATTGCCATAGTGCTCACCGAGTCACCGTACGACGATGGGCCACAGGAGGAATGGACGGACGCAGCCAAGCTGTCGGCGCTGGGGTCCAGCCCCAACATTACGGTGTTCACCAATGACCGGTTCTCGGCAGAGAAGAACGGGTGGCACCTGCTGGCACCGGCATACGACCCGGCGATTCACAAGCCGCTGCCGCGCAACCCGGAACTTGCCAGCGACGTGCTCATCATCGGCACCGGGTGGACCGAACGCCAGATGTTTCTGGAAGCGGTGGATTGGTCGGGCATCGACTTCCAAATCTATGGCGTGTGGCCGCGTCTGGGTGAATCTCCCGATAGCCCAATCTACAAGTTCTACCGTCCACTGGTGGTGAACAACGAACATGCGGTGGAGATGTACAGCAGCGCCAAGATTTGCCTCAACTTCCACCGGGCAAGCTTGGTAGCCAAAACCCCCGGGCCGCGAGTGTTCGAACTGGCGGCTTGTGGTGCGTTCCAGCTGTCGGACCCAAGGCCCGACATGGAGTCCATATTTGACGGCAGCGTGCCCACCTTCCGTAACCCTGCCGAACTGGGCTACATGGTGCGCCGTTACCTCAATGACCCGGATGCGAGGGGTTACCTCTCCAATCTGGCCAGAGAGCGGGGAAGGGACGAGACGTTCGACCGTCGTGCGGCCGACATGATAGCCGTGCTCACCGGGAGTCACCGGGAAGTCGAGGCAGAGGTCTGCAGCTAGTCTAACAAAGGAGAATGAGAAGTGGGACACATTCACGGCAAAAACGCGGTCATCTACCTCGGTGCGGCCGGGGCGGCTGCCATCAACGTCGGGGAGCAGGTAGACTGGTCCATCGACTTTGATATGGCGCTGGTTGACGTTTCGCCGCTGAACACGACCTGGAAACAGTTCGTGAAGGGCCTTCTGGGTTACTCCGGCTCTTTCAGCGGCAACTTCGACACGGCGTCAACGCAGCTGTGGTTGGCTTCGCTGAGCACGGTTGCAGAGAAGTTCTATCTGTACCCGGACTCGGGGAGCACCGGCCGGTACTACTACGGCACGGTGTGGGTCCAGCTGACCAAGGTCGCCGCTGGCAGCACCACGTCGAAGGCGTCGAGCGGGTTCAAGGTGACCGGCGACGGCACACTGAGCACCAACTAATCCGGATTTCCAGTGACAGCCACTGGCAATCGGGGGAAGTTGAAAGTAGGGTTCCAGGAGGCGGCGCTGCTGACCTCCTGGAACTTTGAACAGAAACAGGACTCACTAGCGGCTGTCTAC